TAGAACATTTGGCACGTTAGCAAGTCCATAAATAGCCGTTCCCGTTCCTTGCGTTGTAGAAAATAACGCTCCGTTTCGGTAGGTGTCTATCCAATAAGTTGTTGTAGGCGAACTCACGGAAGTAACGTCCAACGTTATTACGTGATTCATCCAAGTAGCGCCGTTAAAGAATGGGGTTGTAATTTGGTTTAACGAAGTGTCAACGTATAAATTAAGTGGGTACGTAGGAATAAACGAACTTATTATAGTATCTAAGTCAAGTTGTTTCGGTTGTCCACTAAACTCGAAATCGTTTTTATTTTTATACCATAAATACGCTTGTGTAAATTTCGGGTCGGTTAAAAACGCACCTGTAAAACTTACTCCGTATTGTAAACCGATAATATCAAAAATTGATTTTACCCTAACTGCGGGAAATAACTCACGGTAATCTATTGCTCCCGCGTTCGTATGTATATCGTTAGACGTTGAACCCATAAACGGAACTAACCAATTCGGAACGTTGCTTTGCGGTTGAGTGCTTAAATACTCCCATATACGATTAGAAGTAATTAGCGGGTAACATACATCCCAATCCGTTCCGTAATTAATTATACGTTGAAAAACCTCGTTAAAGGTGTAATCGTGGTTTATAGTTGTATAATCTAGGTCGCTTAATAGGTCTTCGCCTACTAAATCTTTAAGCGTGGTTACATCTCCGTAAAAAGTTATCGTGTAGCTGTTAGGTTGTCCGTTTTTTAATTGGCTCTTTTCCATTTGGATTTTACCCCTACGGAAAAAGGTCATATCTATTTCTATGTACCCGTCTAAGCGTTCTTGATAATTAATCGAACTATTTAACGCATTCTCGTAAAAGTATTCCCATATCGCGTTATTGTTCGCGCTCGTGGGTATCGTAAACGACTGCGAAAAGTCCGTAAACGTTTTGGAAATGTCTTGTATGTTTTGAATCGTAGAATTTACTTCGATTGTTTCATCGTTGAATAAATCTAATTGCCGTCCTTCTACAAATATGCGTACTTGTCTTTTCATTAGATAACGTTGTTTATTAGGTCGTTACTTTGTTCGAATTCTAGTACGTAATTAATCGTCTTATTGTTTATGTTCTTTTGCTTTTCGAATTCTTTTGTTTTCATCTTAACGGGTTGATTGTTAAGTAAGATTCGTTCGCTTAAAAGTAGTTGCTGAATGTTTGAGTTAAAGGATTCGTCTACCCACCCCGTGTTAACTCGGTAACTAATTATTCCGTTCGTGTTAAACGTTTGTCGTTGGTTTAAGTTTGTGTCCCACGAACCAAATAAGCCCATTGTTTGCATTAAGTTAAATTCGGTTGCGGTGGTAGTTAAACTTTCAAAAGAAGCCTTAAACATAAATTCACGTTGCCAAGCTCCGTACATATTTATAAAATCTATTGTAATTACATCGTACCTACATTCTTCTACGGGGTAAAACGTTGCTTCCCAACTTAATACGGACGTAGGTGTAAAAATTTCTACTTTGTTGCCTGTAAGATAATACGCGGGTCTTACCCTATAAAGGTTATACATATTATTCGCGCTAATCGTGTACGAATGCGTTAACCCCGTTTGTAATTGCGTATATTTCACGCTCCAACCCGTTTCTAACCACGCGGTAAATGTACCCGCTCGTTCTAATTGGTTAACTGCGGGGGAATTGTTTGCGTCGCTCCAAAAATAGTAATCTTTTTCGTCTAAGTGTACGGGCATTTGTGCAATATGCAAAGGGTTATAACCTTGCGAATAATACCCGAACCCGTCGTAAGCGTAATAAGTAAAAGTGTCTAACAAAACGTAAGTACTTAAAGATAACTTGTAACGCTTTACGTCAACTTTAATATAGTTGTCTACGCTCCATATACCCGAATCCGAATTATAGTTTTGAGATACGGCATCGTGTTTAATTTGCTCCATAACGTACGGAGAAATGTTATACAACGTTTGCGTGTTGTTACTCGCAGGGATTAATTTTTCTAACGTATAGTCGGGAGAAGTTGGCGGGGTTGTCCCGTTTTGGTAAATGTATAATTCCACTTTACTTCCGCTTTGCCCTACTTCGTTTACTTCAATTATATACGGGCTTCTTGCAAATATCCTATTTATAGCCATTGTTCTTAAAATTTTCTTTCATTATTGTATCGAATGTTTCTTGAGCCTCTAACCCGTACGCTTCTATTAATTCGTTAGGTAGGTTCTTAAATGCGTTGTTAAATGGTCTAGTAAAAAACAAAGAAGGCTTTATTCCCTTTTGCCAAATGGAACGCGTGATTATAAACGCAGTTGCATCCGTACTTAAAAACCTTCCACCTTTATCCCTAAATTGAATTCGTCTTAATTTAACCCACTTTTTTATACCTTGAGTTAAACCGCCTTTTTTACCCGTTCCCGAACCGAACTTGAACCCGCTTAAACTTTTACCGCTGCTTACCCCTTTAACTCCTTGGTCTTGATAAAACCCGTAGTCATCCATTTGAAAAAAGAAACGAATCGAATTCGGCATTACCTTAATTTCTGCGCCTAAACTTTTACTTAAATTTCCCGTGGTATTTTTTTTACGTAGGTTTGCTTTGCTACGTTTTATTACGTAGTCCCTAAATTCTTCGAGTGCTTTAAGTTGTAGTTCCTTATCCATTAACAACGTGTCATATCGTTAGGGAAATCAACGTCGAATGTCATAGCCCACCCCGCTAAATAATTTTCAAAGCGTTCTATAAATGGTTCGCAAGTTGGCGCTCCGTTTAAGTGGTATAGGTTATCCCATATGTTTCCGTGTTTAAGCATTTCGAATGCGCGGTTTAATATCGCAAGTTGCGTATTTAAAACATCTATTTCGTTATCCGCAGTTTCGAACGTGTCGGGTGCTTCTTCTTTTCTTTGGCTTACGTTATCCATAGCCATTAAAGTTACGTTAGCAGTCATTACGTTGTCGTTGAATGTAACTTGGTTTACCATTACGTGAACTAACGGGAAAATAGTTTGCTTACCTAAGTCAACGTTAAAAATTGAACCTTGCGAAACGGTGTTAACTAACGGGTCTGCGTTAAAGTGTGTTCTAAGTTCGTTTAGTAAAGAATAGTATCCGTTCATTTGTAACTCTTTTTAATTTCAATTAATTCGATTTCGTTTTTTTCTTGTTCGAATGTCAAATAGGTAAGACATTTATATAATCCGTATTTAGTAACCTCGTCATATTTTGTAAGGTCGCCTTTAGCGAGTCCATAGATTGAGCTATACCATCCCCACTTTTTTCCGAATTGAGTTCGTGCGCTAAAGTCGCTTGTTCGTTCGCGCTCATCGTCTTGAGTTCCCTCTCTAAATAGTTTAGGGTAGCGCTTAACAACTCGCTTCCTAAAGTCCAAAAAAAAACCGAAGCCGAAATAGCTACGTCCATTGGCGCGTATTTCATTAGTTCCGCGTATTCGCCTGCTCCCGTGTATTCTATTATTTCGTATTTATCTTTATTCCGTATTTTAATAGGTCGGTACATTACCGCCATTGCCTTATGAAAATCGTCCCACTTTGCTAAGTAGTTATCTAAGTCCACGTATTCGCCGAAACTTATGTTTTCTAAATCGGTTATAAACCCGAATTCAACTTCGCCTATCTTAAACGTTGGTTTGAACTTTGGTTTTTCTGCGAATATATTCTTAAAGTGAATGATTAGTTCGTTAACGCTTGTTAGTTTCATTTTAACAACTTCTTTTAACTGAATACCGCAAAAGATTTCTATCATTTTCTGCGCTATAAATTCTTCGTCGTTGGACGATTGCTGCAACTTTAGGAACTTTTGATAGTTGACTAAAGGTATTTCGTTAATTGAACTTGGAACGTCTATTTCTAACTTCATATTTATTAAACTATTTATTCGTGTTTTTGTAATTCACAACGTACTCGTGTGCCTTAATTAGCATATCGAAGTGAGCCGTAAACCGCGCCATATTGTTAAATACTATTTGAACTCGTTTGCCTGTACGCTCGTGAATGTATTGCTCAACACGGCTAATCATTACTTGCATATCGTTCGTTTTATCGTATTGCATAACTTCCGTAGTTTGAGCCTATCCCGAGCGTTTCCATTTCGTGGTATCGAAACGCGTCTATAGCGTGATTGTTAAAATCTATTGGTTTGTTTAGTCGGTTGCCCTGCTTGTCCGTGTCCCAAACGTATGCGCGTAATTCTTTGATTAAATTACCGCTATTTGAAGTAACTAAGTATTCGTTACGCTGCATTACGTCTATTCCGTAGTTAATTGAATCCTTACCTTTAGTTACTCCTTTAATCGTTACCCCGAAGCGTTTTATTTCGTCTATACTTTTTGGTTCGGAACTATCCGCGTATACGGGTACGTGTTTTGGTAGGAGTTTCGCTATATCGCTATTAAGTAAACCCGTTTGGTATGCTAACTCGTTAACTATTCTTTGCCCGTTGTAGTTGTATATTTCTATTATAGCGGTCGGGTCGTTTGTATAACCGAAGTCTAATCCTATCCCTAACAACTTCGCTTCTTTTGGTATCGTGTCTATTGTTTTCCAATTTGAGAACACAACCCCTTCTAACATTCCTAATTGGCCTTCGCCGTATACCTTCCACCAATTCGCCCAATAACTAGACGTCTTTGCCTTTTCTTTGTTCTTTTCGATTTGGTCTATAATACTTTGGTCTAAGGCTTCGTTATCTTTGTAAGTTAAAATTAAAAAGTCCGAGTCGGGTTCGTCTTTTAATTCTTTGTGTACCCAAAATTCGTTAGACGGGTTGAAATCTAAATAAACTTCCTTCCGTGTTCGAATAGCTAACTCGTTGTAAGAATCAAAAGTAACGTTATTACATTCGTTGATATAAAGAATATCCCTTCGCGCTCCACGTAGTTTACTAGAGTCATCTGCGGAAAAGAATTCTATAACCGAACCATTGGCGAACTCATAACGGAGTAAAGATTTGTTAAACCTGTCTTCAAAGAATCTACCCGTCCACTTCATTATCTTTAAGAAATCTTTAAGCGCACCACGTCTTAAATGGGGTATTGTTTCCGCAACTACGCTTATTTCAATTCCTTCGTGTCTTGCAGCCTTATCAATTAATACAGGAAGAATCCCAAACGTTTTACCCGCTGAGGTTCCCCCTTGAATAATCTTAATCCGTTTTTTAAGATTCAGTATCTTCTTGATTGCCGTCGTTTTCCGAAACATCGGTAAATAGTGGTTGCTCTACGTTGGTAATTTCTTTTTTCTCTACTAAGTTGTTTAGTCGCGCCGTAATACTAGAATTATATATCCCCGCCATACCACCACCGATTTGGTCGTTTCGTACTTCTTTACGTATGCGCGTAACGATGGTTGAAAATCTTTTATATCTATTATTTGAATTCGCAAAATAATTAGATAGGTCTTGAATTATTCCTAAATCTGCGCAATAGCATTCGAAGCCCTCTATGGTTAAAGGTCGTTCTAGTTCGCTATATTCGCTTCTTCCTTCCTTACCTACGAAAGTGTGCTTTAAGATAGGGTTGTTCTTTACTTGACTTTTATAGTCGGTAAATAGTTCCCAAAGGTGTTCGGGACTATGTATTTTATTCGGTCTTCCCATTTTCTTGTTCGTCTTTATATACTGCGTAAAGTTGATTTAGTTTGTTTACTACTTCCCGTAGACAACTACCGCACGAAGTCGGTTGCATTCTTTGTTTTAATACTCGGTTGTAAATCTTTAATAATTCCCTTTGCTCACTTGGTGCAACTGAATTTCTACCCTTCTTAAAGAATTCGTCTAGGTAAATGTATTCGTCTTCCGTTAGGCATTCGGGTTTGGTGTATCTCCAAAGGTCGTTAAGTTTTTGTTTGCGTTCTTCGCAGCCGCAGTCTTCGCCCATTACCCACTTTGCTACTTTTGCGATTCCTGTAGTTTCTAAAATGTTTTCTACCGTGTCGCCTAATCCTTCGGCTTGTTTTTTCTTTGGTCGTCCCATAGTTATTTTATTTAATTAATTCGTAATCCTCATTTTTGTAGTCTTCGTAGTCTTCCTTAAATTTCGTTCTTACTTTGCTTTTGCAGTTCTTTAACGTGTTGAAAATTGAACTAGAACTTATTGTAGTTTCTTTTGCTATATCCCTTATTGATAAATCCGTGTCTTTGTAGATTGTGAATAGTTGCTTGTCGTACCAATGCCAACTATCAACCTCTTCGTGTATCTTACTGAGTAACCTTGTATATGCTTCTTCTTTAGTTAGGTTGGTGGGTTCGTCTTTTAATACGGCCAATTCGTTTAGGCTTAC